CTCATCTAATGCCTCCCAAGCATCAGTTATTCCTGCCCACCAACTTCGTTCTATATGAAACTGATCATCTTCATCTCCTCCACCTTCATTAGGTTTGAATATGTTCCCCATCGAGTCCATAATTTTTCCGTATCTTTTAAAAACACTATCTGGTCCAGCAAAATATTTGTACATAGCATCTAATGTTTCTGTTAAAGTGTCAAAAATTTCTTTACCTTCTTTTCCAATCCACTTCTTTACATCTTGCCATTTCTTACTTTCCAAAAATTTTAGTAACAATAACAAACCTGTTGCTATTAAAGCACCTTTAAAGGTCATTCCAACCGCACTTTTACCTTTCTTCCACATTCCACCGATACCTTTTTCGATGCCACTCAAGAGTCCCATCATTTTTTTAGATGCAAACCCTCGATCTTTGTCTTTCTCCTCTCTAATTAGTTCTGATGCTTTATCTCTTTTGGAAATTAAATCCTGTCGTTTGGCCATTGTTGCGTCATGATCAGCACCTTCATCGGATACCTTTAAGAATTTTTTCATCAGGTCTGTTTCTTTTTTCGACAGCTCTTTATATTCGTCAGATGCCTGATCTGTACTCTTTTTTAGTTCTCTGATTTCGTCTATTTGTTCCTGAAGTTTTTTCTCTTGAGCAGTATCTTGAATTTTATTCCCTTCTTTTATATCTTTATTAAGGTCTTTTACTGCCTGTGTATGTTCTTCTAGTTCTTTCTTGGTGTTGATTATGGTTTGTTTTCTAAGTTTACGTTCTACCTTAGTATCTTCACTGAATTTCTTCACGAATTTATTAAAAAGTTTTGCTGTTACAAGTTCTTCCGTGGCCATTTTATTTGTCCTCTTTCTTGGGACTACCACCAGAACCACAGTACAGTCCAAACCATGCGGCACCAGCACCTACTATGACACTGACAAATGCACTTTGGGCATTAGTAGGATCTGGTAATGTCATGAACCAATCCGTTACTTTGTAGAACATAACACCATAGAGAGTGATCAACATTCGGGGCCATACTCTCCACTTATCAATTGCTTGAGCATGTGCTGTATTATACCAACTTGCTGGTTGAACTTCCGTAGTAGATCGATCCACCTCTACGATATTAATATCAGGGTTTGCCTTCTTCCGTGCCATTTTTTAATTCCCTTATTTGTTCTTTATTATCTGCTATCCTATTTTTATTATTTAGGGGAGTATGGTCAAAAATGATCTTCTCAAGTTTGAGATAATCTATACGTTCATTAGGTACATATCTCCACACATAATCTCCATCAAATTCTCCATTACTTTTTGTAACACCAAACACTGTTTGTGTAAACCCTATCTTAACTATAAGTGCTCGTTCACCATCAATAAGAACATGATCCCCCTCTTGAAATTGCTTATTCATAGAGAAGGCAATACCCTTACTCATTTTAGTAGCAAAATCCTTTAGCATGAATCCAAAGATAACGATCATCACCATACCAATATAAGGTAAGAGAAATTCTGTCATTTCTAGTGCAGCCATTTCTGCTGTTACTAATGAACTATCCGTCATTGTCTGGTTCTTCTTTGTTTTGCTTCTTCTTCTTTATGTCTTTTGTCTTCCTCTTCTATCCATTTAACCAATAATCCTGTATAAATTTCCCTCTCCCAAGGTAGCATATTATCTAATTCTGTTAAACTCCATTTGTGGTGTTGTATTAGTTGAAAATTTAATTGATAATAATTTGTTAAAGAATCATGAGAGAGGGCTATTCGAAAAAACTTTGAAAACCTTCTAGTACTACTTCTCCTGTTTTTCCAGTTTTTGGATTTTTAACTTTAATTGCATGGGTCAATTTGGGCATACTGTCGAAGAAATTAGTTATCTGTTCTAAATGCTCTGTGGTCATACCCTCCACAAAGTCAGTTAATTCTTCATTAGACATATCTACTTTTTCGTGTATTGTATCACCGTCGATAACCTGATTTATGCATGTCTTTATCATTTCAAATAATGTTTCTGTTTCACCCCTTCCCGTTTTCCCCCCAATCATTACATCTTTCATTGTAGGATACTTCATGACAATTTTTATGTCTTCTGTCAACTCTATCTCATTGGTATGACCCACATGCATGGTGCATTCTATTTCTGATAAATCAACTGAAATTGGAACTCTCGTTTCCTCATCATCAGGACATAGGACATTTAAGTCAACTTTATCCCCAACAGATTTTGATCGTATTTTAAGAAAAATATATTCTATATCGAAAGCTGGTAATATCCAAGGATCAATTTTATCAAATGTGCAATCAACGATTGATTTTGCGACAGCAGTTTGTATAATATCTTCATCCTCAGTTTCTTGAGCGATCATTAAATTTTTTTGTTCTTTTACAAGAAACGGTCTGTAGTCTAATTCATCTCCTGTTGACGGTAATTTCAAAGTATACGTCACAGTATTAAGTTTAGGTAATGCCATAATATTTCATCCTTTATTAAAATAGTTTGCTTATGCTTGGTACATTTCTTAGAAGATTTCTTTCAACATGGTCTATGACTGTGTTTGCCATATTGCTTATTAGACTGTTTCCTTTATCTTCTATTGCTAATGCAGTCCAATATCTAAAGACAAATACAACAGTAACTTTTGCTATATCTGTGGCAGGAGCAGCATTTAAGTCCATTCCAGTAACACTCTTAGGATATGCTTCATGGCATTTTAGACCATATCTCCTTTTATCATTTTTGTCGAGAAGGTAGATAGAAAGGGAACCCTTATAATTATCATAGTATTTTAAATTCCAAGTTCCCTTATCAAATGCTTCTTCTTGCCATTTTTCAAAGAATTTCCTTTCTTGCAATTCTGAACCGCATTGAAATGTTATATTAATATCCTCTGCGAAACTTACTCCATCCACAACTGTTCTAACAGGACCATATACATTTGGATCATCTGTTGTTGATAGATTACGACCAGGGAGTTGTACAGATTCTGCTCTTAACTGAATAGACCTCAACCCACTCGTTTTTGTGCCTCCAACAATTCCTGCTAATCCAGAAGGAAGGAAGGAAGAAAAAACACCAAGTAAACCTCCTCCACCTCCTGATGGGGTAGAATCAGATAATGCAGCATTAGGTGCTCCTATTTCTATTTCATATCTATTGGGTAATGCGTAACCTTCATCAGATCGCATTGTTCCAAGAACATCATTCAATAAACCATAACCAAGTCCTTCAAAACTTGCTGCCATTAGATCATACTCCTTGAATCTTTCCAGACTTCTTTTTCTGTTGCTTTTTTGAATCTCTGTACTGGCAAGAGAGTTGCTATAGTAAATTCATCTGCATCTATCCTACGGAAGTGAGACATCACGTTTCCTGCTAAGTATCTATGTATGGTAGGTTTAACCAATCGAATTTTTTTAAGTCCTTGATACGTTACCAACAATTTGGTGGATTCGTCGAACTTGGTATTGTTAGAAAAATCGACCAAACGATCCAGAAGACGAATTCTTGTTCGAACATCCAAATAATGTAAGTTGATACCGAGGAATCCATCTGGGTATTTCTCCAGAGGAAGCACAAGAGGGAAGGTGTCGTAATAGGGTAGAGTCTTTCTGTGTTTTGGGTTATAGGTAAACATGTTCAATCTACCATAAAATGGTTTTGCCGCACGTTTCCCATCTCGTATCAAATCCAATGGTTTGGGTGTGCCAAATTCTTTGATCTTATCCCTATACCAATCAGTGGATCGAGGTCTTTCCCTTGTAGCATCTATAACAGATTGTATGTATTTGCTTCTTGCCATATTATTATTTATACCGAATGTCCAAATGATCCTCTGTTAATATCTTAAATTCCATGCCGTTATTGCTACACCAATCTTCTGCATATTTCCATTTTGCTGAATTAATACCCCATGCCTTTGCTTCTTTATACCATCTCTTTGTTTTTCTCTTGGGTTGTTCGGGAGGTTTACATTGCTTCTTAGGTTTAACCTCTATGATATATTTTTTGATGGTGCCATTTGCTTGCCGTACTTTAATGTAAAAATCTGGAAAATATCGATGCATACGACCATCCCAAGGAGATAAATAAGGTATAATGTATTCTTCACTCCCCCATTCAAGAATAGCATCATTGATATCACAGTATACCATAAACTTACGTTCCCAGAGGGAACGGTAAATGATCCTTTGTGGATCACCTTTATATTTTAAAGGATTGCTTATGTTAAATCGACCTTTGTATGCCATCTCGTATAAATACTTTCGTAAGGATATTTAGACAT